TATGTCAATAAGAAAAGATCTAGTTAAATTTACCCCAAGAGTAGAACAAGAAAAAGCTCTGGAATATATTAAAAATGTTATAGAAAAGAAACCTGATAATAAGTTTTTTCTTTTAAATATGCCTGTTGGTATAGGAAAATCGCATTTAGCTGTTATGATTTCCGATTATATAACAACAAAAGTTATGCCTGGTGCACAGGTTGATATAATAACAGCTGGTAAGCTGTTACAGGATCAATATGAGCATACTTATGACGAGATTAAATCTTTAAGAGGTAAAGATAATTATGAATGCGCACAGTATTCTTGTTCTTGTGAGAAAGGCAAAGAATTCAACAAACTAAATAAGACAAAATGTGAATTTTGTCCTTATGATTCTGCTAAATTGGCATATATGACAAGTGAGGTTTCATTAACTAATTTTCATTTATATTTAATTAATGCAATTTATGGAACTACTATAATGAAAGATAGAGAATCTAGACTTTTGATAGTTGATGAAGCGCATGAATTTGATGATGTGATGTCGGACTTTATATCTATAAAAATAACTGAAACTATTATTAAAAAGTTTAAGTTCAGTAATGAACCCGAAATAGTAAGGCAGTTAAAAGGTGTAGTTAATATTGAAACATATGTGGATTTCTTAAAGTATTTTTTAGATGAGATATTACACACCATATCTGAAATAGAGTCAGCTTTAATGGTTGCAAGAGTTGGTGATAAAAATCCTGGTAAAAGAGATAGTAGAGATATGAAAATTAACTCTATTCTAGATTTAGAATCAGACGATGTTAAATTAATGCAATTGGTTAAAGATTTAGGACAATATTCTACTAAAATAGGTGTATTTATTAAAGAATATGAATTAACGCCGAATAACTGGGTTATTGAATCTCAATATAACGAAAAGTTAAAGATAAATGAATTATCACTAGAGCCTATTTGGGCAAAAGATTACTTACAAAAGTTTATTTGGTCTAGATATGATATGGTAGTCTTAATGTCAGGAACTATTTTAGATAAAACTTTATTTTCTACTATTAATGGTATAGATCCGGAGAAAGCTGTTTATTATTCAGTTTCATCTCCATTTGCCCAAGAGAATAGAAAGATATTTTATATGCCTTTAGGTAAAATGTCCTATACTAAAAAGACTGAAACATTTAAGAGTTATGTGCCATTTTTTAGTAAACTATTAAAAAAGTATCCAGATGTAAAAGGTATTATACATACTAACTCATTTGAGTTATCTAAATGGATAGAAGATTCTATCAGTGATAGTCGTTTAGTATTTCATGGTTCTGCTAATAAAGAAGAAATGTTAAGACATCACTTTACATCCGAAAAACCAACCGTAATAGTTAGTCCTTCTGTGTCAACTGGTGTTAGTTTTGATCATGAAAAGAGTAGATTTCAAGTAATCGCAAAAATACCATATCCTTCATTAGGCTCACAAAAAAATAAAATGAGACAAAAAACTTATCCAGAGTGGTATTCATGGAAAACCGTAGCTGAATTGATACAAGCTTGTGGTAGAAGTGTAAGAAGTCACACTGATTATGCGGATACAATAATAATTGACGGCTCTTTTTCTGATGTATTAAGATTTTCATCGCATTATATGCCATTATGGTTTCAAGAATCTATAAAAACAGTAAAACCTGCTAGTTAGCAGGTTTTTTATTTATTGGTAATATTCTTTATAGTCAATTATATATTTTGGGCTAATTCTTTGGTCTATAAATACTCCATTTGGATAATTTACATCTTTATAAAAATGTAGATTATTTTTAATTTTACTAATATCAATTGTTAGTATTACTGGTTGTTCAATATTAAAATTTACATTTTGAACTAGCATATCAATATCTTTTTTATCTTTGAGTAAATAAATTCTTTTTGGATGGTAAGAAATCTTATTTGTATTTCTTGGTAGTAATCCTTTTGATTTTATATCAGATATATTATATTCATCTGTAATGTGGTATAATATATCTGGTATATCTGTTATTTTTTCACCATAATAAGGTTCAAAATGTAGTGTTATTAACATTTCATCATCTAATCCTTCTAAATCTGTATCCTTAATCATTTTAGTTATTAGACTATTTATATCCTTTCTAAATTCGTTAAAATCTACTTCTTCATCTTCGCCATAAAAATCGGTATGGTAACCAGCTAAAAAATACTTATAAGTTCTTTCTATAGGTTTAAGTAAAGTTAAAACTTTTTCCCAATTAAACTGGTTTATTTCTATAAAAAGCGTTCCTTGATTAAAATAATATTCATCAGTATTTAGGTTCTTTAATAAGAAATCTTTAAGATGAGATAAAGATTCGGTTATAAATTCAACAAAAGTTTTCATTTATTATATATTAAATTAATATATAATAAATGAAAGTTTTAAATTATAGACAATTGGAATTAGCAGAAGAATTATTTAATTATTCTAATAATTCTATGTTAGAAACCAAATATAGTCTTCCTAAAAATACCTTTTTAGATAAATTAAAAATACATAAATTATTAATAGACCAGAATCAAGATAAATTAGGTTTATTAGATAAAATTACCGAGCAATTAGTTAAAAACTCTAATCTAAATATTAGTGATGATGAAAAAACTATTACTTTGCTTTGCGTAGCTGCATTTTCAGCTAGCCAATTAGATAGCAAATTTATATTAGATAATAAGATAAATAAAGGAGAGTTTGAAAAAGAAATAAAATCTGTCTTAGAAGAATTAAAAATGATTGGAGTAGGCAATAATATAGTTAAAAACTTATCAAATTGCTTCAAATCTATACTCAAATTATCCAAATCAATAGAATCCATTTTATCATTTGTCGAAAAACATAAAGTAGCATTGACGGATTTAGAAGCTATTACTGACTATATAAAAGATAGAGATTTCATAGCAAGTAAAGATAAGTCGCAGCCAGCAAAGGTTATGACGATAAATGAATTCAATTTATAAACTTAAGATTTCATATTAGTATAATAATAAATTAAAATTATTATTAATTATGACTATCGGCATTGAAAAAATCTTTTTTGGCTATATACTGCAAAATAAAAAATACTTCTACATTATTGAACCTTATTTTTTCAAAAACAATGAAATACAATTTGTTTTTGATATAATAAGAAAATACATGCTGCAAGATGGTGACATTGAAATGCCATCTCCAAAACAAATTTTAGAAATGGTTAATCTTGAAGATAGAGAAGGACTCATTACTAAAGAAATCTTAAAAGCTATGCTTACGGTTACTCTTGAAGAGTATGATGAAGACAATTTCATTTTACCTAGATTTAATGCATGGATACTATCAAATCGCTTAAAAGCTGGAACGGTAGATATAGTTGAAGAAACTAGAAACCTTGATACTATAAATGATTTTGAATCTACATTAGTAACAGTTCAAAAAATTAAGGACATTGTTGAAAATATGTCTTCTCTTAACTTTGTTAATGATGATGAAGATATGGGTTCAGATTTTGATGATGTTGAAGCACACGTTCAGGATTCATCTAAGTTTAAGATTAAGTCTGGATTTCCTACACTTGACCATATGCTAGGTGGTGGCTGGGATATAGGTACATTGAATATGCTAATGGGTGAAACTAATTCAGGTAAATCTTTATGGATGCAAAATTTAGCAGTTAGTTCGGCTAACTGTGGATATAATGTTCTTTATGTAACATTAGAAATGTCCGAAAGAAAGGTTATGAAAAGATTAGGTGCTATGCGATTAAAAATACCTATTAATGATTATGATGATGTTTCTAAAGATGTTGATTTCATAAAAAAGAGAATTGATCATTTGAAAAAGTCAGCGGGTAGTGGAAGTGATTTATTTGAGAAAAAAATAGGTAAAATTTACACTAAATTCTGGGCAGCTGGAACAACAAATGTAAATGACATAGATAAGTATTTACAAAAATTATGGGAGAGAAAGGGAATTAAAATTGATTTAGTAATTGTTGATTACTTAACATTAATGGTCCCACCTGGTAAAACAGCTGGTGGTGATACACTTTATACCAAAGGTAAAGCTTTAGCTGAAGGTTTAAGAGCGTTAGGAGCTAAATATAAATGTCCTGTAATAAGTGCATTACAAGTAGCTAAAGACGCATGGAATTCATCTAATATATCATTAGAATCTGTTCCTGAATCAAAGGCGATTCCTGAGACTAGTGACACCTTCTTCGCCATTATCCGCACCGAGGAAATGAGAAGACAAAATCTATACAAACTAAAAATGCTAAAACAGCGGGATGGTGACTTCTTGAAATCACAGATACGTATTAATTTAAATCCAACTTTTCTAACATTAGAGAATGATACTTTTATAGATGCATAATTACAAAAAAAGTATCAAAGGTATCATACTAATTTTTATATATAAAATATGAAAAGCGCAGAAAATATAAAAAAAGATTGGATACAAAAAATAGAAAAGAATGGTTTACAAGTAATTGAGTATATATCTATTAATGAGGTTAAATGTGTATGTAATGCTTGTGGTTATGTAAAAATAGATAATTGTAGAAATTTAGGTTATTTTAAATTTAAATGTAAATACTGTAATCTTTTATCAAAATCAATTCTTTTAAAGGAAAAACTAGTAGAGATACTTGAAATAAATGGTAATAAATTAAAATTGAAATGCAAGTTGAATCATATATATGAGCAGACCAGAGGTAATTTCTTGTGTAATAAAAAATGTAATAAATGTTATTTAGAAGATAAGATTTTTACAGAACAAGATATAAAAGAAAAAATAAAAGAAATACATGGAGATATGTATAAATATGATTTTAAAAATTTTAAAAATGTGCATTCTAAAATAGAAATAATTTGTAGAAAAAATCATATTTTCAAACAGAAAATTTCTAATCATTTACAAGGAAAGGGATGTCCTATTTGTAGAGAATCATTAGGTGAAAGGACAATAGAAAATTATTTAATCTCAAAAAACATAAATTTTAAAAGGCAAAAGCAATTTGAAGATTGTAGAAATATTAATAAATTGAAATTTGATTTTTATTTAAAAGATTATAATTATATTATAGAATTTGACGGTATTCAACATTTTGAGCCAATAAAAATATTTGGAGGTGAAAAAAAGTTTGTTGAAACGGTTGTAAATGATAAAATTAAAAATGATTATTGTATAAAAAATAATATTAATTTATGTAGGATATCATATAAGGAAAATATAATTGATAAATTAAGAAGGATACCAATTTTAACATAGTGACTCATTCTTTGCAATCATTAGAAATGAGGATATGAAAAGACAAAATTTATATAGATTAAAAATGTTAAAACAAAGAGATGGGGATTTTTTGAAATCACAAATTAGAATAAATCTAAATCCAGTATTCCTCACATTGGAAAATAATCAATTTATTGATGCATAAACACATTAAAAATGGATAATATATATAGATAGAAACTTATGGTTTTTTCTTAATATAATCCTATATAAAAAATATTTTACACATGATAAATTTACACAATGATGAACCAATCGACCCGATTGATCCAAATGATATAGAGGATAAAGAAATAGAATTAGACGAAAATATGCTAGATGATAGTATAGAATTAATTCTTGAAATAGAAGACGAGGATATTACTGATATAATTGATGAGGAAGACTTTATTGTTGAAGATAAATCTGATTCTGATATAATCGATCTTATTGATGACGAGGATCCTGTTATGTCTAAGCATAAGATACAAGGTAAACATAGTTTGAAATATGATTCTATTTTTAAGGGTAAAAAAGAAGACCCTTTATCAGAGGACGAATTTGAAACTACGTCAACTTATTTTAATGAAAACTTTGAAGTAGATAAAGGTTCGTTATATTGGTTTGAATCAATAGATAATGAAAATTATATTAAAGAAAAAAGAATCAAAGAAAAAGTTTATGAGGTATTAATTAATAATACTGAATTAAATTTTCTAAATAATAGAAGAAAACCATCAAAATCTGATTTTAATAATTATTATTTTTTATTAAAGACACATTTAAAAGATGAATCTTTTACAAATGTTGAACTTTTTAATGAATTAGCAGTATATTTTTCAGACAATCTATTTAATATGTTTAAGTTATTAGACAATAAGTGGAGAAATATTATAATTAGTGAATTACAGGAACATATTGGTAAATATAAATCAAATCCAGAAGTTTCATATAGAAATATTGCAATTGGAACTGAAGTTGAATTTGAATGGTTCGATGACTCTATAAGAGAGTTACAAATTATAACTGGTGTAGTTGAAGAAGTAGATGAAGATATATTTATAGTAGATTCCTATGAAAAAATATATCATTTGGAATTAAACCAAATTACTAAGATACTTAATAATACTAAATTTAAGTATAATTTAAATAAATTAAATAATATAGATTTCCTATAATTTGTTTTTTGAAAAATTTTCAACATTTGAAAATTTTAACATAAAAATTACTCAATATATAATTAACAATTTTTAAAAAATTGTTGTTATTGGAATTTTATTCTAAAAAAAAATTAAAAATTATTATGACAAAACAAATTTATGTCGTTAAAAGAGACGACAGGCGAGAGCTTTTGGATTACGAAAAGATAAATAAAGTTTTACTTTGGGCAACCGAGGATATTACCAATGTATCTGCTTCTGATGTTGCTATGAATGCTAAATTACAAATCTTTGATGGTATCGCTAGTTCGGAAATACACAAAGTTCTTATTCAATCTGCGGTTGATATGATAAGTGAAGAAACACCAAACTATCAATACGTTGCTTCTAAATTAACTAATTTCTTATTGAGAAAAGAAGTATTTAATACATACAATATTTTCCCAAGACTTAAAACTTTTATTAAAGAAAACGCTGATAGAGAAGTTTATGATAGTGTGGTATTAACAAAATATACCGAAAGAGAAATAGATAAAATTGAACAATTTATTAAACATAAGAGAGATGAAGACTTGACATATTCAGGTATTCAACAATTGATGGATAAATACTTAGTTCAAGACAGAAAAACTGGTAAACATTATGAAACACCACAATTTATGTATATCTTAATAGCCATGACTTTATTTGCTTCTTATGCTGGTGAAGACAGATTGGAAAAAGTTAAGAAGTGTTATGAAATGCTATCTTTGCAAAAGATATCTCTTCCAACTCCTATATTAGCTGGTGTTAGAACTCCTAACCGTCAGTTTGCATCATGTGTATTAGTTGATGTTGCGGATGATTTAGATTCAATCGCTGCTTCTAATCATGCAGTGTTGAGATATATCTCTAATAGAGCTGGTATTGGCTTAAACTTCCGTTTAAGAGCAATTGGTTCTTCTGTGAATAATGGTGAAAAGATACATACTGGTATTATACCTTTCCTAAAAATGTTTGAATCTTCTGTTAAATCTTGTTCACAAGGTGGTATCAGAGGTGGTGCCGCAACAGCTCACTATCCTTTTTGGCATAAAGAAATAATGGATATATTAGTATTAAAAAATAATGCTGGTAATGAATTATCTCGTGTTAGAAGAATGGATCACTCTATTCAATTATGTAGATTATTTTATACAAGATTTGTTAAGAAGGAAAATATTAGCCTATTTTCAGCAAATGATGTTCCAGAATTATACGAAGCATTTGGTTATGATAATGATAAGTTTGAAGCTTTATATGTTAAATACGAAAATGATCCTACAATTAATAAAACAACTATTGCAGCTGGTGAAGTAATGAACTTACTTTTAAAAGAAAGATTAGAAAACGGTAGAATTTATATACAAAATATAGACAATGCAAATATACACTCGGCATTTTTAGATAAGATAAATATGTCTAATCTTTGCCAAGAAATAACATTACCATCTAGTCCTATTTATGATATAAACGATGGTAAAATTATTAAAAGAAAAATCAAAATCAAAAAAGAAGATTTTAATAATTTTAAAGAATTATTAGGTAATAATAAAGAAATAAAAATTAAAGGCGAATAATACACATAGAGATATATTTTAATTTAATATATATTATATGAAAAATAATTATATAGGATTTATATACAAATGGACTAACAAAAATAATAATATGTTTTATATAGGTTCGCATAAAGGTAATATAAATGATGGGTATGTTGGTTCTGGAACTTTATTTAAAGAAGAATATAAGCTAAATAAAATTGATTTTGAAAGGAAAATATTAGAATATGTTAATAATGAAGAAAATATTTTAGTCAGAGAACAATTTTATTTAGATTTATATGATGTAAAAAATAATAAATTATCTTATAATTTAAACCCAAAGACTTCTGGTGGATGGAAATTTTGTCACGAATCATCTTATCTAATAAACAAAAGAAATGATTCTATAAAAGATACATTTAAAAATGGAAGAATTATTTATAATAAAGATAAGAAAATAGAAGAATTATATTCGGAGGATGTTGTTACTCGTTTGAAACAAAAGGCTTCTGAAAATATTGGCGATAAATTTAATAGAAATAAAGGAAATAAAGGTGCTGGTATAAAAAATTCTAACTCAAAGATAGTACTAATTGAGTATTTACATGGTAATCTTAAATTAATATGTAAAGGAACATTTAGAAAATGGTGTCATTCTGGATCTTATAAGAAAGATAATAAATCAATATGGAAGATATACTATTTAAATAATAGTTCTGATTTGATCTTATATAATGATTATATAGAATATAATGGCGAAAAATATACAAAAGAATACCTTATTGGTATAACAAAAAATAAATTATTATTAGAAGTTCATAACAGAAATTATTATTTAATAGAGCATATTGAAACAAACATACAATTTAAATCTGATATTCCTTTGGGTGTAATTAGAAAAAAATTAAAAGGTGGATTTGGTAAATTAATATGGAATTTTAATGAAATTTCTTACGAAGAATTCCTAAAAAAAGAAATAAAATATTATGATGGAAAAAGTAAAATTTGTGGAAACACAATACGAGAATATTGTTCAATTTTGTAATAATGACGAAATTGAAAATGATGAATATGTTTATATAGAGCAAGATTTTGAATATGTTTATGGTGATAAACCTGGGGAAATTCCACTTTGCGTATTAGCCGCATTTAATTTAGGTGCTATTAAGTCTCTAGATGAATTAGAAGAAATGGCAGAATATGCTGTAAGAATTTTAGATTTTGTAATTGAAATGCAGGACTATCCAGTAGCAGCTGCT